CCTGGCCGCGATGACGAATGGAGAATTCAAACAATTGCAAATACCAGTCAATTACAATTTGATCAAGAATTTGGCAATACGTTTTTTGGAACCGGTGATACACTAATTAATGCAGAAACATTAATGGGATTGAGAGCTAAAAATCCTATTCGCACATTAGAAGGTGGTCTCTTAAAGATTTATCAAGAGACTAAAGAAAAGCATGCCTATATTATGACTGTAGATGTGTCGAAGGGAAGAGGTCAGGATTATTCTACTTTTACCTTAATCGATATTAGCGTTACCCCGTTTGCACAGGTTGCTGTATACCGCAACAACACTATCTCTCCTTTACTCTTCCCAAATATTATATATAAATACGCGAAATCCTACAATAATGCTTATGTAGTAGTAGAATCAAATGATCAAGGCTCTCTAGTATGTAATGGATTATGGCATGATCTTGAATATGAAAATGTACATGTTGAATCTGCTATAAAAGCAAATGCATTAGGAATCGAAATCACTCGAAAAACAAAAAGATTGGGTTGCTCAGCAATTAAAGATATTGTTGAAACTAATAAACTTGATATTGTTGACGAACAAACCATATTAGAAATGTCTACGTTTGAAGCTAGAGGTCAATCATATGAAGCATCTGATGGTAACCACGATGATTTAATGATGAATTTAGTTTTATTTGGATATTTTAGTACTGGTGGTTATTTTCATGATATGACAAATATTAATATGAAAAAAATGATGTTTGAAGATAGAATGAGAGAAATAGACGAGGATATAGTTCCTTTTGGCTTTATAGATGATGGTACAGATTATATGAATCAATTAGATCAAGAAGATAGAAATAGTGAATGGGCCATTGAATACGATCCAAATTTGTAATATTATAAATAACACTGTAAATTGACTGTTCGTATTATGATTCATATAATTTTAACAAGGAAGATAAAAAAATGGCACTAGGTACACCGTCTGAATCACCAGCGGTTGTTGTCAAAGAGATAGATCTGACTGGTGGCGTTCCAAACGTTCAGTCAACTACTGGCGCAATCGTAGGGAATTTTCGGTGGGGTCCAGTCGGAGAAAGAGTACGAGTAGCTAACGAAGCTGAGCTAGTAAGCAACTTTGCCTCACCTGACTCTGACAACACCATCGATTGGCATTCAGCAGCTTATTTCCTCCGCTATTCAAGCTCAATGCTTGTTGTGCGTGAGGCAACTGCAGCTGCAAAAAATGCTTACTCCTCAACCATGCAGGGTCCCGCTAAAATAGCTAGTTTTAGTGGAGTTCCAACTGTAAATAACGAAACCGCTTTCGAAGCCCAAGAAAATAGCTTGGACTCAGATCGCCACACATTTGTAGCACGATACCCAGGAGATCTTGGTAACAGTATTTCTGTTAACTTGCTTCCGGCTGTTGATTCTGCAGGACGCTTCACAAATTGGGCGTATGCAGGTAACTTCGATGGCGCGCCTGGAACATCGCCATTTGCGACTGATGTAAATGCTACAAACGACGAAATGCATGTTGTAGTTATTGACCAAGAAGGTTTGTTGACTGGAACAAGAGGTCAAGTTCTCGAAACTTATCCTTTCGTATCAGTAGCGCAAAACGCTACAAATCCTGATGGTACAACAAACTTTGCAAAATCGATTATCAACACAAGATCTGAATATGTCTACATGGTAGATTTTGATTCAGATATGAAACAAACTGCAGGTACCGCCGCGGGCGCAGCTGCTGTTTCTGGTTCAAACTTCTTAATTAATAACCACACATCTGGTCATGCCTATAACTTTGACTCTGGTGTAAATTCTGGTATTTTAACAACTACAGAAGTTTTGAATGGTCATGATCTTTTCGAAGATAGAGATATTGTCGAAGTTGATTTTATGATTTCGCCAAGCATGAATAGCCGCACTGATCACACTACAGTTGTTAACGATCTCGTTACAACAGCACAATCACTAAGAAAAGATTGTGTAGTATGCGCATCACCTGCACGTACTGATGTAGTTGGTTTGACTAATGCAGCTACCATTACAACAAATATCACTACAACTGCCGCATCTTTCACGAATTCTTCATACTTAGTTATGGATGGAAACTTCTTGAAAGTTTACGACAAGTTTAATGATCAATACATTAATATTCCGGCTGCTTCAAGTACAGCAGGTATTATGGCTGCTACTGATCTTAATCGTGCACCTTGGTTCTCGCCAGCTGGTTCACGACGTGGTCAATATCTTGGAATCACTGCACTCGCATGGACTCCAACCAAACAGCAGCGTGATTCTCTGTATAAAGCAAGCGTAAATCCAGTTGCTAATATTCCAGGTCAAGGCTCATTGCTATTCGGTGATAAGACGAAACTTGGTAGACCATCAGCATTCGATCGTATCAATGTACGTAGATTGTTCTTGGTACTTGAGCGAGCAATCGGTAGAGCAGCTGAGCAAGCACTATTCGAATTCAACGATGAATTCACTAGAGCAGAATTTGTTAATATCGTAGAGCCAGTACTAAGAGAAGTACGCGGTCGACGAGGTATCTCAGACTTTAGAGTTGTCTGTGATGAAACAAACAATACTCCGGCAATCGTTGACAGAAACGAATTCATAGCGAACATCTTCATCAAGCCAGCACGTTCGATCAATTACATCACACTTAATTTTGTGGCTGTAAGATCTGGTGTTGACTTCGAAGAAGTTGTTGGCACGGTTTAAGGAGGTAACGAACAATGGCTATTCTCGGCGTAGATGACTTCAAGTCAAAACTGAGAGGCGGCGGTGCTCGTCCTAACCTCTTTAAGGCTACTATTAATTTTCCTGGTTACGCAAACGGTGATGCAGAATTGACATCATTCTTGTGTGAAACTGCACAGTTACCAGGCTCCACAATGGGACAAATTATTGTACCATTCCGCGGTAGACAATTAAAAATGGCCGGTGATCGTACATTCGATGCATGGACAGTAACAATCATTAATGATACTGACTTTGCAATTCGTGATGCGATGGAAAGATGGATGAACGGTATGAATGCACATAGTGCTAATACTGGTCTTTCATCACCAATTGCATACGAAGCTGATCTCAAGGTTGATCAACTAGATCGTGATGGTGCAGTCATTAAGACTTACACCTTCAGAGGTTCATTCCCTCAAGATCTATCACCAATCGATCTTGCGTATAGTTCAAATGATGAAATCGAAAGATTCCAAGTAACATTTGCTTATCAGTACTTCGAGTCGAACACAACAAGCTAAATAAATAAGGAGAGGCAGTTTTGCTGCCTCTCTTACTATTTTTATAAGGACGTGAAATGGCTGAAGAAGCAGGAAATAGCGAAGGTATCAAACTCTTTGGGTTTGAAATTAAACGCTCAAAAAAGAAGGAAGCTGAAAAGTTACCTTCGATTGTACCGCCTCGTGATGACGAAGGTGGAAGCTATGCAACTGCATCAGGTACACATTATGGTCAATATCTAAATTTAGATGGTGATGATTCGAAAGATAATTACCAATTGATTATGAAATATCGGGGTAATGCAATGCATCCAGAAGTTGATGCTGCTATCGAAGATATTGTTAATGAGTCAATTACTGGTGCTCAAATGGAACAAACGTTAGATCTTAATTTAGACGATGTTAAAGCTCCAGACAGAATTAAAAAAGTTATTAAAGAAGAATTTGATTCGATTTATGCCATGCTTAATTTTAAAGAATTAGGGCATGATATTTTTAGAAGATGGTATGTTGATGGTAGAATCTATCATCATCTTGTTGTGAATGAAGATAATCCAAAAGAAGGTATACAGGAAATACGACCGATTGATGCTGCTAAAATGCGCAAGGTCAAAAAAGTAAAAACTAAAAAAGATCCTATTACCGGTGCTAAAATAGTTGAAAAAACTGAAGAATTTTTTATCTTTCAAGAAAAACCTGGTAGTTCAACATCAGGAATTAAAATGACACCAGATTCAGTTAGTTACGTAACATCTGGTCTATTGACAGAAGATCGTAAGAAAATTGTTTCTTATTTGCATAAAGCGCTAAAGCCGATAAATCAGCTGAGAATGATGGAAGACTCTCTTGTCATTTACCGTCTTGCTCGAGCCCCCGAAAGAAGAATATTCTATATTGATGTAGGCAATATGCCTCGTGGTAAATCAGAAGAATATATGAAAAGTATTATGACTAAGTATCGTAATAAGCTTGTGTACGATGCAGCAACTGGTCAAATTAAAGATGATCGTAAGCATATGTCAATGCTTGAAGATTTTTGGTTGCCGCGACGTGAGGGCGGTAAAGGTACTGAAATTACTACATTACCAGGCGGTGAAAATTTAGGTCAAATTGAAGATATTATTTATTTTCAGAAAAAAGTTTATCGTTCATTAAACGTACCTATTAATAGATTAGAACAAGAACAACAATTTAGTTTAGGTAGAGCTAATGAAGTTAATCGTGATGAGTTAAAATTCCAAAAGTTTATTGATAGAATTAGAATGAGATTTGCTCATCTATTTTATGGTATTTTGAAAAAACAATTAATTATAAAGGGAATCATCACAGAAGAAGATTGGGAAGAATGGAAAAACGATATTACAGTTGATTATATTCGTGATAACCATTTTACTGAACTTCGAGATTCAGAAATTTTGAGAGAAAGACTACAAACCTTAGATCTTCTTTCTAACTATGTTGGTGAATATTATTCTAAGGAGTGGATTCAGAAGAATGTATTAATGCTTTCTGATGAAGATATTGCGAAGATGGCAAAAGAAATTAATGGCGAAGCTGAAGAAGAGCCAGATGAAGAAGAGCAACAGGCACAACCTGCGGCTCAAAAATTTGAATTAAAACCTGTACAAGGAGATGACAGTGAGTGAAGTAGAAACCCAAGAACCTGAGGGCATGGCAACAGCTCAAGAACTTATTCAACAAGCTTTAGATCAAGACTACAATAAAGCAAATAAGACGTTTGGCGACATGATGACTATTAAATTAGATGATTTATTAGATCAAGAAAAAATTAGATTAGCAGATCAAATTTTTAATGGAGCATCAGATGACGATAATGATGATGACGTCGTGGGGGATGAAGATGGTATTGATCAGCTCGAACTTGACCTTGAAACAGAGGGCGAGTCTGAAGCCGATGAATCGGGAGATGAGGAAGATGACGAAGTCGAAGAAGAAGATGACGATGTGGATGACGTAACTGATGAAGAAGTTGAAGAAATGTTAGACGAAATCGAAGATGAAAAGTAATAAAAGTATAAATAAAGGTAACAAATGAGAACTTTTAGCGAATTAAGAAAAAAAGG